TAACACTTCCCGCGAAGACATGCCGCTGATGTACCGCTATCTCGCCGGTGATGCCAGCGCTGCCAGTAAGCTTGCAGAGAAGGGCTCGAACGCACTCGACAACATCGGTCGCGTCTCGGACAACCGCAAGCTTGTCGACTCAGTCAACTTCGACCCTGCCATGCTGGCCTACTTTGCAGAGAAGGAGGGGGCCAAGGTGGCCGAGGGGGCCGTCCTTAAGCCTCCGATGGTCCTGTCCCCCGAGGCTACCAAGCTTCACGAAGAGGCCGCTAAGGCCGTGCTTGAGGCACGGCCCAAGATGAAAGTCAACGCAGCCGGTACGGTCTCTAAGGCATTCTCCAAGCAGGCCAATGAATGGAAGGCGGCTCAGGTCGGCCTTATCGATCAGGAGCTTGCTAGCGCCGAAGGTATCGGCACCATGCTGCGCACTGCACTGGCGGAGAACATGGGAGCCGAAGAGTTCTCTACGGCAGTCAAGAGCGCTCACCTGTTTGGCTCACTCCCTTCCGCATACCGGATGGGCAATGGCGCCTTCCGATCCACCGAGAAGGCGGCCGAGAAGAAGTTTGCCAGCAAGATGGCGGACCGCAAGGGTCGCATGGGAGCTGCCGGTGTCTTCAGCACCGAGGGCCTGCGTAATGGCTTTCTGGGAACTCCGGTCCGAATGCTTCAGGCATTCGGCGACAGGACCCCAATCGGTCGCATCAACCACAACGATGCAGATGCTGGTGATCGCGTCTATGACATGCTTCGGGAAGTTCCGGCCCTTGGCGCCGATCAGCGCTCCAGCCTTCTGAACAAGTACCTCACGGCAGGAGACAAGACAGCCAAGAGTCGGGCACTGGACGAGATTCACGGTGAGGTCATGACCCACATGGCTCAGCGAGTTCACGGCCTTGATCCCGAGATTGCCTCCATTTTCCAGGGCATGACCAAGGTCGGCATCGAGTCGACCGTTAACAAGCTGGCCGGTAAAACCGTTGGCTCCAGTAAGTTCGGAACCAAGCAGGCGTTCTCCTCCGCCATGGAGGAAGGCGCCGCCAAGACTGTTGACCATGTTGAGGATGGTGTCGGCTGGGCCGTCAGCCCTCTGGCCAAGACTCAGCTCTCTCAGACCGACAGCCTTCTGCCCATCAAGGAGATCAACCGAGTTCTCTCCAGGAACTCTGGAGGCATCAAGACGATCCGCCGTATGGGCGGATCTGCTGCCGATGTTGGTCGCATGTTTGCCGACAACATGAACACCATCTGGAAGGCCTCTACTCTCCTCCGCCCGGCCTATACGGCTCGAATGGTCTCCGAGGAGCTGGCCGCTGCTGCCATCAAGTTCGGCTTTATGTCGCACATCGTGGCGGGCGGAACCAAGGGCTCGGCCAACTTCGTGCTCAATCGAGGACAGTGGCTCAAGGCCGAACTTGGCCTTGGCTCCTACTCGCCCACTACGGGCGCCGGAGTTGACTCTAGGCTTGCGGTTGTCAGGCTCGGAGATGAAGAGGTAGAAGCGGCTGCGCAAAGCCGTCGCGCAGCCCTTCAGGCTGAGATTGCGGCAGCGGAGGCCAAGCCCAAGAATCCGAAGCGACTGGCCGAGATTCAAGCCCAGCTGAAGGGCACGAAGAATCGCAAGGCGCGAGAGGCCCTGAAGGCAGAGCAAGTAAAGCTGCACGACGTCTCTGAGGTTCAGCGTCTCAAGGGTGAATTCGGTGCTGTCAGGACTACTCGCATTCGAGTAAACAAGTCCCTGCCCATCATCGATGCCCGCATCAAGATGGAACGCGAGGCTCAAGGCAAGTTGCAGCAGGAGCTGGCTCGTTTTGAGAAGAAGCGTAAGTCAATCCTGGACAACGCTGCTGGCAAGGAAATGAGCAACCGTTCTACGGTTGCTCTTGAGCAGCATCAGCAGAAGATCGATGACCTTGCCGAGAGGATTGCCGATCACGATGAAGTGATCGGAGAGTTCTCTCAGTACTCGAACTACGTTCTCAAGAGTGCTGTTGAATCCAGTGGTCGACGAGTCGGAGAGAAGTCCTTTCAGTACCGTGGCTACACGGTGCCTCAGGCGTTCTCCAAGGAGTGGGCCAACCCGATTGCCCGCTCTCAGTTCGACGCGGAGGGGGACGTTGCGGCGTCCGCCATTTACGCCAGGGCTGAGGCTGTGGACAAGGAGCGGCTTATCCGCTCCGGTGACTGGGGGTACATTACTCCAGAACAGCCGCAGCACATGGGCGAGTGGCTCAATGCCCTTAACCGTCAGTTCGCTCAGGACGATGGATTCCGCCTGGTGATGGAAGACCCCACGGGCCAAAAGGCCCTGGAGTTCTTCAGGACTCCCGCCGGTAAGCAGCACCTGAAGGACATCGGCGGACAGGGGAAGGATCCAGAGAAACTTGTCAGGAACATCAGCCTGACTCTGGACAAGTACCTCCCCGAGTCTTCCGGCCTTCGGGAGAAGCTGCTTGCTGGTGAGGACATCACCCGAGCCGACATTCAAAAGGCCATCGTGCCCAATGACTATCCGATCGTTCACGGCCAGGAAGTGTTGGACAAGACGGCACTGTGGGGCAAGCACCAGCCTGGCAACATCATCGATGCCGCAATCAAGAATGGCTTCAAGAGGCTGGGCGCCATTCCTTCGTCCATCATGTCCCGCAACCCTGTGTACGTAAAGTTCCAGGAGGGGCGGATGAAGGAGCTGATGGATCAGGAACTCAGGGTCCGTGCGGCCCAGGGCAAGGAAGAGCACCTCACGCCGGACGAACTGAATAACCTGATGCTCAAGTCCGACAAGCTTGCCCGCAAGGACATGACCCGGATCGTCTATGATCCCAATAGGACCACGGCATCTGAGGCCCTTCGATTCATTGCCCCCTTCTACTCCGCCCACGCCGATGGACTCGCCCGCTGGGGCGGGCTCATCGCCGAGAAGCCAGAAGCCCTTGGGCGTCTGGCCAAGATCTACAATGCTCCAGTGGCTGCCAATATGGTTACCGATGAGCAGGGTAATCTTGTGGGCCAGGATGGCTATGCGGACATCAGGGACCCGATGACGGGAAAGATCATCGAGAGGAAGTTCGTTTCCATTGAGAAGCGAGTCTTCCAGCTCAAGGCTCCATGGGCGGACAAGGGAAGCGGCACCATCCCCATCAAGCTTTCGGCGATGAACACCATTCTCCCAGGAGATCCATGGTGGAACCCGGGCTCTGGACCCATGGTTCAGATTGCAGGAACCGCCATCGCCAAGGCGTCGCCCTCTACGGGCGACTTCCTTCAGTGGGCAAAGATCTTGCCTTACGGACCTTCCGGCTCGATGTCCGAGGCCATTACTCCGAAGTACATGCGATCCCTCTGGGCTGCGTATCAAGGAGATGACCCGGACAACGAGGCATACCAGAAGGCGTATCTGGCTGTCTGGAACAAGAAGCAGATGGAGTTTCACGAGTCCGGCAAGAAGTTCTCCACCAAGGAGATCGAGGATGAGGCCAAGCAGTTCCTGTTCCTCGACGTCCTGGAAGCCTGGGGATCTCCTGCGCAGACCCGCCAGACTCCATTGACTGGAACTCCGTATCAGTTCTTTGTGGACCAGCTTGCCCAGATGAGAAAGCTGGACCCTGAGAATGCGAACGACATGTTCCTAGCCAAGTATGGAGCTGACTACGCTGGCTTCACCGCCTCGCTCACCAAGAGCATGGGCATCGCAGCTACCGTTACCGCCGATCAGCAGGCCGAGAAGTACAAGGACCAGATCGCAGCCGATCCCGACATGGCTCCATTCTGGGTGGGCGACGTTTACAACGGCGGCCCGTTCTCCAGCTCGGTCTACGCCAAGCAGATGGACCAGAACTTTGGCGCTACCAAGGCCAGGGAAAAGATCCCGGCCGAGAACGCCATCGAGAACAGTCAGGTCTCTACGGGCTGGAATCAGTACAGGGCTGGCAAGCTCTATCTTGATTCACTCCTGATTCGCAACGGCTTCAAGTCGTACAACGAAAAGGGAGCCGAACAGCTCAATGCCGCTCGGCAGAATCTGGTGGACGGAACATCTCAGCAGTATCCGGCATGGGGTGAAGCGTTCAACGTAACCGACAGGGGCAAGATTCCCAACCGGATCAGGTCCTTTGAATTGGCAGTCCAGGACGAGAAGCTCTCCAACGACCCCATGCGGTCGGAAATTCCGGTGCTTCGAAACTACCTCGCTGGAAGAAAGATCTTTCAGCAGCAGCTTCAGGCTCGCGGACTCAAGGAGCTGAGCTTTGCACCCAACGGCATGCCTACGGGTGAGGCTCAGGACATTGGCTACGCCTGGTCTCAGTTCCGAATGGGGTTGGCCAACTCGAACGTCGCATTCAACGAACTGATGAACCGATATCTATCGAACGACACTCTCCAGTAAGGGGGAACCGTGGCAGACGGACCGTATGTATTGGATCAGCAACAGCAGGCCGCTGGCCTGAGGGCCCTGAATGCCACGGGCTCTAACATCACTGGAGGTTCGACCGTCAACGCAGGCCCCGGCTTCAATGTCGGGGCTTACACGGCACAGCCTGGCAGTCCTGGCAGTACCGTCTACATGGGGCCCAATATGGGCGTCCTGGCCCCCGGCTTGATGGCCGGGGGCGTAGGGGTTGCTGGCTCCGTGATTGGCCATAACACCATGGATTACGAGAAGGCTTCCGGTCTTCCCGCCACATGGAGCGACCAGCAGAAGCGGGACTTCATCTCCAAGGGCATTCTTTACAAGCTGCCCGGATTCGACATGAACATGGGCATGCCCGAGATCATGAAGGCTTGGGGTAATCTCGTCGACTCCGCCCAGGTAATCTCCAAGGCGGGCGGAGGGGACTGGTCCCCCTGGGATGTCATGGGGTCTTATGCCAATGACGGCAAGGGCTTCGGAACTGTCCGCAAGGGCGACTGGGAGTACGACGCCAGGACCGGCGAGAAGGTCAAGTACGTAGGGCCTCGAACCAAGACCACTACCAGCAAGAACGTCAATCTGTCGTCCCCAGAGGACGTCAGGGCACTGACCACTCAGATGCTGACAGAACTGCTTGGTCGTGCACCCACGACCGAAGAGCTTGCCAAGTATCGATCCAGTATCAACGGATTCGAGAGATCGAATCCGGAGGTGACTACAACTACCCACACTCTGAATGAGATGGGCGAAGAGGTGAGTCAGCAGTCGACCACGACTGGAGGCGCTTCTCAGGCAGCTCTTGGGGGGATTATCTCCGAGGGGGCCAAGGAGGGGCCCGAGTACGGCAAGTACCAGAGTGGCACCACTTACTTCAACGCACTGATGCAGATGATCTCAGGAGGTTAGCCGTGACAGCAGGCGAGGATATCGTCAAGTATCTCTTGCAGTTCAAGGGAACGCCTTACGTCTGGGGCGGAACCCAGCCGGGCGGCTTCGACTGTTCTGGCCTGATGCAGTACGGCTTTCAGCATTTTGGAATCAAGCTCCCTCGCACCACGTACGACCAGATCGGCCAGGGGCAGGCAATTGGAATGAAGGGCCTTCGCCCTGGTGATCTGGTGTTCTTCGATACCGACAAGAATAGATCCGGTCCTGACCATGTCGGCATCTATATGGGCAACGGAAAGATGTTCCATACCCCCCGCCCCGGCAAGTCGGCCGAAGTGACTGACATGACCTCTGGTTATTATCTGGATCGCTTCATGGGAGGACGCCGCATCGACGGCGTCAAGGCCGCTGGTGGCTCCGTAGCGGACGCGCCAACCGAGGCTGAGGTGAAGATGACTCCAGAAGAGCTTGCGGCCTCCTATGGGTGGGCGTACGGCTTCCTGAATGGCAACAAGGAGCTCAGGGGCCTGTTCAAGCAGGCTGTTGATGGAACCTGGAGCGCCGAGAAGTTCCAGGCGGAACTGAGGGACACCTCGTGGTGGAAGAAGACGAGCGACACAGCTCGTCAGGCTCAGGTTCTGGAGAAAACAGACCCCGCAACCTGGCAGGCGCAGCAGCTTGCGGTGACCACCCAGGTCCAGCAGCTCGCTGCCCAAGTTGGGGCAGCGATTCCCCAGTCAAAGCTAAAGGGGATCGTCGACTCTGTTCTCAGAACCGGCATGGACGAGAACCAGATTCGAGACGTGCTCGGACAGTACGTCGGGTTCACCAAGGACGGCACGCTCAAGGGTGAGGCTGGCATGCACGAGTTCACCATGAAGCAGTATGCCGCCCAGATGGGCGTCGAGATCGGGGATCAGGCCATTAAGAACCAGGCCCAGTTGGTGGTTCGCAAGATGGCTACCAGTCAGGACTTCGAGAGCCAGATCCGAGAGCAGGCAAAGAGCGCCTTCCCGGGATATGGGGAGCAGATAGACGCGGGCATGACGATGAAGGACATCGCTACCCCCTACCAGCAGCTCATGTCCAAGGAGTTGGAGCTTCCCGACTCGCCCCTCGGCCTGATGGATCCAACGGTTCGCCAGGCCCTGAATGGACTGGACAAGGATGGCAAGCCTTCAGGCATGAACCTTCCAGACTTCCAGAACATGCTTCGCAATGATCCAAGATGGCGCACCACTCAGGGTGCGCAAGACCAAGCCATGAACGTCGGCCATGCGGTACTCAGAGATTTGGGGTTGACTAGCTAATGGACCTCATGAGCATTCTCAAGCAGGCCGGATTCAAGGGCGATGGCCTGCGAATGGCTTACGCCATCGCCATGGCGGAGTCTGGCGGTAACGCCAGGGCTCACAACGGCAATCGAAATACCGGCGACAACTCCTATGGCCTCTTCCAGATCAACATGCTGGGCGGCATGGGCCCCGAGAGGCGTCGCCAGTACGGGCTATCCAGCAATGACGCCCTATTTGATCCCCTGACTAACGCCAGGGTTGCCTACAAGATGAGTAACGGCGGAAAGAACTGGGGGCCCTGGTCGACTTACGGCAATGGCGCCTATCAGAAATACTATGGCGGCTCCAGTGCTCAGGTGAAGAACTCCGGCGGCTCGTCCTCCGCCGGGGGTGGCGGAGGTGGTGGCAGTGCCGCCAAGTCTAAGTCCAGATCTGAACTGGCCGAGAGCTACGGCTTCATTGAGGAGCTGTTCAACTCGGTACCGGAGCTCAAGAAGCTATTTGATAAGGCGGTCAAGGGCGGATGGACGGCCGAGAAGTTTCAGGCAGGACTCCGCGACACAAAGTGGTGGAAGTCCAAGCCGGAGACTGCCAGGAAGTTCCTGATCACCCAGTACGGCGACCCGGCCACTGCTAAGCAGCAGCTCGCTCAGCAGCGAGTGAAGATTAAGCAGATGGCCGCACAGCTCGGCATCAAGGTTGACTCCAAGCTGTCCAAGAAGTTGGACCAATGGAGTCTGAACAGCCTCATGAATGGCTGGTCGGACGCGCAGATGCGAGATGAGCTAGGGAAGTTCGTCACCTTCGGGGGTGACGACTGGGGCGGAGAGGGCGGAGAGGCGATCGAGAAACTGAAGACCTACGCCTATCAGATGGGCGTCACGTTCGACGGCAAGTGGTTCGCGGATCGCGCACGCCTGATCGTGCGCGGCATGGCTACCCAGCAGGACTACGAGGATGAGATTCGAAGGGCTTCTAAGTCCGTCTTCTCCCAGTGGTCCAAGCAGATCGACGCCGGTCAGACAGTCCAAGACCTGGCGGCCCCGTACATGCAGTCGATGTCTCAGATTCTGGAGCTGCCAGCGGGCAGCATCAACCTGTTTGATCCGACCATCAAGAGCGCGCTCCAGGCCAAGGACAAGGCCACCGGCGCCAATGCGGTCAAGCCTATCTGGCAATTCGAGAACGATCTCAGGTCGGACTCCCGCTGGAAGAGCACGCAGAACGCACAGAACAGCATGATGCAAGTAGCTCACCAGGTCCTTTCGGACTTCGGTGTCAAGAACTAGGAGGGTGGATGGCAACTGAAGGCGAGCTTGAGTTCAAGCTCAAGACTGGCAAGTCTAAGTACTCTGCCCTCCGGGCTCAAGTCGAAGGGCTGAAGGTACAGCTCAAGCGCAAGGGCAACTCCAAGTCCTTGATGGCAGCCCTAAACAAGAGGCTGGCAACGACCGAGCGAGCCGTGAACGCTCAGGCCAAGATGAACGTGGCCAACCAGAACGAGCTCTATAAGGTCACTGGGCAGTATGACAAGCTACTGACAGGCGAGAACCGAGACGCCTTTGCGGCAGTCTCGGCGCTATTCAAGAGCTACGGCCTGGATAGCCTTGCTGGCAAAATCTATGACTACGTGAAGAACGGGTACAGCGCTGACACCATCTCGATCCTCCTTCAGGACACGAAGGAGTACAAGGAACGATTTGCCGGTAACGAACTCCGCAAAAAGGCTGGCCTGCCTGTCCTGTCTGCGGGCGAATACCTTGCTACAGAAGCGAGTTACCGACAGATCATGGAGTCGGCCGGGCTGCCATCTGGATTCTATGACCAGCACAGCGATTTCAACTCGTGGATCGGAAAGAACGTCAGCCCCTCGGAGATCCAGACTCGCGTGGATCTGGCTACTCAGGCTACGGTCCTGGCTAATCCGAACTACAAGAAAGCTCTGAATCAGATGGGGATCGCTGATGGCGATCTCACTGCGTACTTCCTGGATCAGAGTAAGGCATTGCCCTACATCCAGAAGGCCGCCGCTACGGCGGCCATCGGAGCTCAGGCCATTCAGAACAACTTGGCATTCGACCAGGCTTACGCTGAATCTCTCGCAACTTCTGGCATCACCAGCGAGCAAGCGGCTCGTGGCTATGCGCAGATCTCGCAAGAGGCTGGAACCATGGGCACTCTGGCAGGCATTTACGGCAGCACCTACGGTCAGCGGGAGGCCGAAGAGGCCATCTTCAAGGGAGAGGCCGGAGCCGTCGGCAAGAGAAAGAACCTCGCATCTCAGGAGCGCGCCAACTTCAGTGGCGCTGCCGGTGGTGCACGCGCTGGCTTCAGCCAGCGTGGCGGAGCAAGGTAAGGAGGAACTGGAATGGTTCGCATTGAAGTTCGTGGCATCAACTGTCACGAAGATAATTTCGTGGTTGTTGTCGAGGAGGCTAACGGCAAGGATGCCGCAACCCAGCTCGACAAAGCTCTCGGTCAGGTCAAGTGGGGCGACTACAGCCTTAAGGTACCGGCTGCGCCCGAGGCGTAGCGGGGCAAGATAATGGAATGATTCAGTCATTCAGGGGCAATGGTTGAAGGAGGGGTTCGATTCCCCTCCGCCTCACCGAATCAGAGATCGACCGGCCCTCTGGTTTGTACTTCAGTCCGGGATCACATAACGGCGAGCGAAACTGGCATCCCCCGTCAGCGTATGGCGCCACAATCTAGGGAGATCAAATGAACGACGCATGGGGTTACGACGACAACGAGACCGCGCAGCCTGAGCACAATGATGGCCCGAAGGCTCTGCGTGAGGCTTACAAGGCTCAGAAGGCACAGAATGATGCGATCCTCGCAGAGCTCGCGGAGATCAAGCAGGAGCGTGCCAAGGAAAAGCTGTCGTCCGTCTTCAGCGAACTGGGCGTTCCGGGTGCAGCCGAGCTGTACCAGGGAGAGCCCGATCCGGAGAAGGCCCGCGCATGGGCCGAATCCATGCGAGCCACCTTCGGCTCTGGTGCCCAGGGAACCCCTGGCTCCGTTCCTCCGCCTGCGCCGACGCTCGATGCGTCGACTCAGCAGCAGTTCCAGCAGATGACTGAAGCCGGTCAGAGCGGTACTCCGCTCGGCAACTTCGAGGCTGCCGGTGCCGCTGTGTCGCAGGCATCAGACCTCAACGCCCTGATTGCCGCTATGAACCAGGCTAATCACCTGAACGGCTAGGGCCTTCCCTTAGGAGTGATTCATGGCTAACGCCTTTACTGGCACTGGAGCAATGGCTGCTCTTGTCCAGACCGCTTATGACCGCGCGCTTGAGTTCGCCCTGCGTGCACAGCCGATGTTCCGCCAGGTCGCCGACAAGCGACCTGTCCAGCAGGCGATGCCCGGTAGCTCGGTCGTCTTCAGCCTCTACCAGGACCTCGCTCAGCAGATTACTCCACTGAACGAGCTGGTTGACCCGGACGCCGTAGCGGCCGGTAACCCGACCACGGTCTCTGTGACCCTTCAGGAGTACGGTAACTCGATCCTGGTTTCTAACAAGCTGGACCTGTTTAGCTTCACCGACGTGACTGCCGGTCTCGTCAACCAGGTGGCGTGGAACCTGATCGACTCTGTTGACCTGATCGTTCAGAACGTCCTGGCTGCTGGTACTCAGACCATCCGGCGTGGCGGCGCCACCACTGGCGGTGTCGGCGGTACGATCGGCTACGGGTTCGGCACCACGCCGACCAACCCGGTCACCCTGAACCAGATTCAGCAGTTCGACTACTTCAGCTCGGACATGGCTCGACTGGCCCCGGTTCAGCTCCGGACCAACAAGACCCACCCGAACAAGGGTTCGCTGTACACCGCGTACATCCACCCGCAGGTCTCTTACGACCTGCGTCGGGAAACCGGTGCGGCTGCCTGGCGTGACCCGCACAACTACTCGGCGGCTGACAACATCTGGGCCGGTGAGATCGGCAGCTACGAGGGTGCTGCGTACATCGAGACTCCTCGCTGCCAGAACGTGCTGAACGCTGGCACGGTTCCTACTCGGGTGTACAACACCTACTTCACCGCCCAGCAGGCTCTTGCCGAGGCTGTGGCCGAGGACTTCCACACGGTCCGTGGTCCGGTCGTTGACAAGCTCACCCGCTTCCAGCCCCTCGGCTGGTACGGCGTTGCCGGTTGGTCGCTGTACCGCCCGGAGGCGCTGATCGTTGCTCAGTCCACCTCTTCGGCCCGCCCTGGCGCGTAACCACTTGCCTGGATCGGGGACTTTACTGATCTAGTAAAGTCCCCTTTCGGGGCAACTAAGAACTAGTTAGGAAATACATGCAGCACCTTCGAATTGGCTCGACCGTAAGCCTTCAGTATGTTGACTACAACTCCTCGGGTGGTTCCACTGGAACCTACGACACCGGGACGGTAACCAACATGACTGACTCCTACATTGAGATCGCAACCGGCGATTCAGGTAGGGCTTACCCCTGGGCTAGCGTAAAGCGAATCTCTATCACCACCGACTAAACTCAGGAGGCCCCATGTCCGGGTTGGACAACACCAGCTACACGCTCCGCAAGACGTCGGTTGCTACCGCGCTTACCGACAATGACTCGATCCTGCTCTGCACTCCGACGGCTTCTTTCACGGTCACGCTGCCACTGGCAGACCCGGCCATGCCCGGCCAGGTCTTCTATGTCACCCAGTCCAACGTGGCTGGCAACCAGGTGACCCTTGCGGGCGCTGGAGCCAACACCATTGACGGTACGGCCACCCTGGTGGTCGGCCCGGTTGCCACCAAGGCTGCCATCAAGGTCGTCTCTGACGGCGCCAACTGGTTTACGTTCTAATCTCAGGAAGGATGGAGCCTCATGGCCACTTGGATCTTCACTACGCCAACCGTCAGGGAGGCTCCATTCGCGTGGAACGACTTGATGGTTCGCTATTCAATGAACCGAGGGGTGTCCGTGCAGGAGGTCAGTCCATGCAACTATGAAGTCGTGAGATATTACGCGTACACCGATGAGCTCGGAGCGGCCAACCTCCCGCAGAATCCCAACCAGGACACGGACTTCTGGCCCGCCCCATCGGCGGGCCTGAACTTCTTCAGGGGCGGATACGAACACATCGTCGACGATGCCACCAAGGCGTGCCTGATCGCCTCTGGCGTTGCAGACGAATCGAACTTTCAATCAACCACGCCAGATACCGGCTTCGGCGAAGGCGGCTTTGGAGAAGGAGGCTTCGGGGAATGACTTACACCCCCATCCCGCAGGGCACGGAGAACTGGGATGTGCCCGTCAATGCCGCGTTTACCAGCCAGGACGCCAGGATCACCGAGCTGGAAGATACCGGCTCCATCAGTCCCGGAGTCTTTATCCCGCCAGGCTGGGGGCAGTTCTGGCGGGCTAAGCGGAACGCTTCGGCGTTCGCCACCTCCAGGATCATTGCAGCCGGTGACAGCCTCACTGAGGGCTATTACGCGTCCAATACGATTACCGATTCGTGGGTCGGCCTGATGCGCACCAACCTTCAGAACGCCTATGGCGATGGAGGGTCGGGCCTGTTCTCCACCTCCAGAACCGACGTGGTTTCCACCGCAACCGCCGGTGCGGTTGCGGCATGGGAAGCTAATGGTTCCTTTGCTACCACCACGGGAGTCTGGACCCTGGGCCCCCAGTACTTCGGGCCTGGCGTTTCCTTCATGACCAGCTCGGCTGCCGCGACCGCGACCTTCAATGTCCGGGGTAGCCTGGTCAAGATCTACAACATTACCGGCTCCGCCCCAAGGGCGAACTTTACGTACTCCATCGATGGCGGCGCTCCGGTCGGCGTGACCGTGACTCCAGGCCCTACGGCCATTCAGACGACAACAGTAGGCAGCCTCAGCCCCGGCAACCATCAGGTTGTCATCGCCTGGAACGGAGCGCCCGCCGACGTTCTGTACCTGATTGGGGTGGCAGGGGAAAACAACACTGGCGTAATAGTCGACAATGCTGGCAGGGCTGGCATCACCTCTACCAACTGGTCTTCTTCGGTCCCCTTCGGGACCGCCTACAACGGCGGTCCGAGCCTGCCAGCAGATCTGGTCATCTGCTCCCTTGGGCTGAATGATGCGGCCCAGTCGATCGCTGACTCCACCTGGGTTCAGAACATGGGCACCTACCTGAACAACGTCAAGTCCGCCAATAACGGAGAGACCGACATCATTCTCGTCCTGATGCACGATGGGAACTTCACGAACCCCCAGATCTACGCGAACTACTCCAGTCGCATCAAGGACCTTGCGGAAAACTACAGCGCGGCCCTCGTGAATCTCTGGGCAATAGGCCGGAACTCCTGGGACTACTGGAATAGCTTCGGCTACTGGGGTAACGCCACCACTCCGGGCCCTTCCGGTACTGACAATGTGCACTTGTCCGACGCCGGTCATGCATACGTGTCGAGCATTATCACCCCCATCGTCATGTCCTAGGAGGACTGATGCCCTACACGGCCAAGCAGCGGGCGATGTTCAACGCCCGAGCCAAGAAGGATCCGAAGTTCAAGAAGCTGGCTGCTGAAGCCAACTCCATGCCCGTCAAGAAGGCCGTCAAGAAGACGGCCACCAAGAAGAGGAGCAAGTAATGGCAGGCGCACCGAAGAAGAAGAAAGCTCCCCTCGGCTCCGGCAGTCGATTCGCTGCGGTAGCGAAGGCCGCTGGTGGCGGAGAGAAGGGCAAGAAGGTTGCTGCGGCTGTGGGTCGCAAGAAGTACGGCGAGAAGAAGATGGCTGCGATGGCCGCTAAGGGCCGGAAGCGGAGTAAGTAATGGACCTGTACAGGAATCCCGAGTTCGAGCCTCAGGATGAAGAGTACGAGAACCGCCAGGCGGATACCCATGACTATCCGACAGAGATCGCGGGCCCTGGTGGCAAGACCACGAACATCGAGAACAACGAGCGAGGCATCCTGGACGCCGTAGTCTTCCGGGCTATCGGCACCGAGGTCTATGCGCCGCTTGGATCCGAACACGATGCCCATAAGGTTGGCATTTACACCACGAATAGCGCGGGAGATCGAGACTAATGGCAGTACAGAAAAAGGCTGAGACTACCACCGATGGTAGTCTTCTGAAGACTGGCGCACTGGTCAACCTGGTCTCGGGTGGCCGCACGCTTGAGAACTATGAGGTTCTTGCCATCGACGACAAGTTCATCAAGTTCCGTGGCAACGTTCAGGTCGCTCCGCAGACTGAGATTGTCCTGATCCCCTACGCGAAGATCGAAGCCCTGGGGTTGCGCAATGAACGATGACGAACGGTGCTTCATGTGCCGTCAGTACCTGACCATTTGCAGGTGCTGGTGATGGCAGGCAAATTCAAGAAAGGCGCCCGTTGTTCGGGCGCCTGTCAGACCAAGGACCATCGCACGTTCGGCGAGTGCATGCGGGCCAAGAACCTGAAGCTCTCTCCGCAGATCAATGAGGCGTACGGCTCTTCCCAGAAGGCTTGGGACAAGGAGCTGGACAGCTACGAGTCTGCCGTCCGCCAGGGCGTTCAGCCCCGAGGCACCAAGCAGGCTCAGATCGACCACGCTATGAAGCAAAGCGACTCCACTGGAGTTGCTTATCAGGCATAAGGAGATGGGATGCCAGAGCAGATAGTAGGAGCAGTCAACCCCGATGGAAGCTTGATCGGTACCGGCCCCATAAGCGGGACCGTTTCCGTCAGTAACTTCCCGGCAACTCAGCCAGTATCCGGAACCGTAACAACGGTTCCGTCAGGGACTCAGAACGTGAACGTAACGACCCCAACCTCACTCGCAACCTACGATGTCGCAAGCCCTAGTATCCTCAACTCATTCGTCTACAGCCAGGCCGAACAGACTGGCGTACTCGCGGCCAACACCTTCTTGTCCGTCTTCAATCCCGTCGGCTCCGGCAAGATCCTCGCCCTCGGCGGGGTGTTCATCAGCTCGTATGTGGTTGGCGACATTGCGGCAACGGTAGAGTCCATGCGAGGCTTCAGGGTTACGGCGGCATCCGCCGGGACGCTGATCACCAACTCCACCATCTGCCAGTTCGACAACACCAAGCCTGCCTCAATTGCAGAGGTTAGGGTCAACAACCCCACAGTCACCCTGGATGACGCAATCTTCAACTCCCCGCCATTCATTGGCGGAGCCAAGGGGTCCATCCCCATCGTGCACCAGGTTCCTGTACCTCCAGCCCTCGGCCCCTTCCTCTTCCGCC